ATGGGAACGATTGTAACACGCAAGCGCAAGGACGGCAGCACCGCCTTTACCGCTCAAATACTTATAAAAAGCAAGGGCCAGATCGTACACCGTGAGGCCAAGACGTTCAGCAAGGAACGGGAGGCCAAGGCATGGATGGGATGGCGGGAAACGGAACTGAAGAAGCCTGGAGCCGTGGAATCGGCAAAGGCGGCGACCCACACGCTAGCTGATGCGATTGACCGATACCTTGGCGAGAAGAAAACGATCGGCCGCACCAAGGAGCAGGTGCTGCGCAGCATCAAGTCCTACCCCATTGCCGCCATGCTAGCCGACACAATTAGGAGTGCCGATGTGGTCGAGTTCGCCAACGAGCTATCACAGGGCGACAGACAGCCGCAAACGATCGGGAATTACATCTCCCATCTGGCAGCCATATTCCGGGACGCCAAGCCCGCATGGGGTATTGATCTTGACTATGCCGAGATGCAAGCCGCGCAGCGCGTACTAACCCGCCACGAAAAGATTACAAAGTCCACATCACGAACTAGGCGCCCTACCCTTGATGAACTTGACGCCCTTTTGACGTTCTTTGCCGATAGGCAAGTCCGCGCACCGCATTCCGCGCCGATGGTCAAGATCATCGCTTTCGCGATCTTCTCGACGCGACGGCAAGAGGAGATCACCACCATCAAGTGGGACGACCTTGACGAAAAGCATGAGCGTATTCTTGTCCGCGACATGAAGCACCCCGGCCAAAAGAAAGGCAACGATGTGTGGTGCGAGCTGCCACCAGAGGCGCTTCGCATCGCGTTATCCATGCCCCGCACCAAGCCTGAGATCTTTCCGTTTACGACCGACGCGATCAGCGCCGCATTCACTCGTGCTTGCCAGTTTCTTGGAATTGATGATTTGCGATTCCATGATCTGCGGCACGAGGGCGTGTCTCGCCTTTTTGAAATGGGCCGAACGATCCCCCTCGCAGCTTCCGTATCCGGTCATCGTTCGTGGAGCAGCCTCCAGCGCTACGCACAAATCCGCGAACAAGGCGATAAATTCGACGGATGGTCGTGGCTTGAAAGGGTGTGCGAATAGCCGTCACGCAATGCTAGCGCGAATAATTGCTTGACAAATTTGTAAGTTGCAACTAGCTTTTGCAAGTTGCGGATCAGGCAACGGCGAAAATATGGCTTCTACACAGTTTTAAGGGAAACTCAAAATCATGTCAAGCGAAAAATTAGCAACAAAAGACGCCGCCGAATATTTGGGCCTGTCGGTTTCATGGCTGAACAAGTCTCGCATGAATGGCAGTGGCCCCACATACCTTAAGCTCGGCGGTTCCGTCCGCTATCTGCCAGCAGATCTTGATGATTGGATGAATGGCAAGCGGCGTACCGCAATTTACGATTTTGCCAATGACAACGAGCGGCCCGCACAGCAGGGCGCAGCATGAGTGCAGAACCCGCTTATCAGGCTAGCCCGTTAAATCACGCAAACGACAATCAGCGCCATCGCGCAACCGTTGCGGAGATGGAGGTGCGCGCTAACTTCCTCATTGGTTACGCCGCTATTCATGCACCCGTCACCGTCCGGCAACTTTACTATGCTGCAACCGTCGTCGGGCTACCCGGCATCCGCAAGGATGACAATGGATATGACGCAGTTCAGCGGCAAGTCCTGAACCTGAGGCGTGAAGGGCGCATGCCCTACCACCACATTGCGGACCTCACCAGGTTCCAGCGCAAGCCACAAACGCACAACAGCATCACCGATGCTCTCGAAGAGACAGCCATGTTCTACAGACGCGCTCTATGGCGCGATATGCGTTGCCATGTCGAGGTGTGGGCGGAGAAGGACGCGCTAGCTGGCAGCCTTATCCCTATCACATCAAAATTTGATGTCCCCTTGATGGTCTGTCGCGGATTCACGTCTGAGACGTTTGCCCATGAGGCTGTCCAACAGTGGCGCCATATCGGTAAGGAGGTGCACGTCTTTCACCTTGGCGACTTCGACAGGTCCGGCCAGGACGCAGCAAGTGACCTTGAGCGAAAGCTGAATGGGTTTGCCGCCGGAAGCGGACTCCACGTCATGTTCAATAGACTGGCTGTGAATGCCGAACAGGTCGAGGAGATGGGCCTGCCTACGCGCGAGCCGAAACGCGTGACAGCGGCAGACAAGAAGTGGCCATACCCCTTCGCATGCGAGCTTGACGCCATCCCACCTGACGTCTTGCGCAGGATGCTTGATGAAAAACTCGCAGATTACATCCCGCATTGGCAGATGCAGGCCCTGCTTGCCGCGGAAGAATCGGAGCGCGATATTCTGATGGAATTCGCGAGAAGCGCGGCGGATACTACATCGCCGGGCTAAAGCCCGCCCCCCAATGCCACACACAACCAACCACAAAAAAATGCCCGCGACCGAAATATCGGCGCGGGCATAATTGTAATACGCAAGGATTAAGTTGGGTGAAAATTACAAATAAGTCAAGTGCAAAAAAGATTGGATCTGTAGATCAGCTTAAATTTATGCTGTACGCGTCCAAGGACAAGAGACTCAATGCCTGTGATTTGGCGGTATTGCTTGAAATTACTGACAGGTTTAAGAAGGTTGACGACGTAACCTACAGGACCGGGACGGCGCACCTGGCGCGTGAAACTGGCCGCGGGATTGATGCAGTCAAGGCGTCCCGCAAAAAGCTCATGAGGCACCATTACATCCGGGTGGCGGAAACACACCAGGGCAATCTAGGTGCCTCGTATTATCCCAATTTCGAATGGTCACAACGAGCCGCCGAAAGGGTTTCCGCTGAGATTGCGCTCCGCGCCGTAAAGCGCAATTCACGCAAATCAGGAAAACTTTGTGGGGGCCTCCCCACCCCCACAAACACCCCTACCCCTGCGGGGGTCATTTCACCCCCGCAAAACGAAACTGTGGGGGTCACTTCACCCCCACTAAGGGAACTTGTGGGGGTGCCCCAGCCACCCCATACCTACGGAGAACCTACGGGTTCCTACGTAGGGGGGACTAATCCCCCCGCGTTAGGGTTGGAACCCACGCGGGAGGAGTCCCCCGTTGAATGGAAAATAATAGACAGCAGCGTTGATAGTGAAGCCGGCCATACTTGGCTCAACCTGAAGCTGGAAAATAGTAGCGGCGATTCCGATGAGGCGGCCATTTGCCTAGAGTCGAATGATCCAACCAGACAAGCGGACGGCCAAAAAGCCCTAGCGCGCCTGAGCAGTTCACTAGATCAGGGTATCCAGGGCAGCGAGGATTTGCATGGTTTGTGGGTGGTCTTTGATGCTCAATGCGAAATCCAACTGGCACCTGCATAGGAACGCCAGCAGAAACCGCCACAGCCGCGCGCTCACGCGATTTACGGCCTTCCGGGGCACAATCCCCACCCGGAAACCAAACGGCCGCTGGTGGCCGTTTATGACGAAGGCCAAAAAATATAAACGAAGTTAAATCAAAATGCAATAGTGCCCGTTGCCGAATTCGACTGAAAACACTATTTACCCTATAGGAACTACCCGCTGGCATGACCGGCAACCCCTGCGGAAAGACTCAAAAAGAGCACCGCTTCCTTCACATTGAGAGCTACTAACATGACCTACGTATATCCCGCGTTGTCGTGGCTGATTAAGCACGACTCCGAAGCCGCGCTCGTTATCTTTCATCGTCTCCGGGACGATTATTACACGCATGGCGATGCACCGCTGCCGTCCCGGTGCGACCCAAATCCTGACGACTTGGAAACCCATTCCGTACCGGAGGAAGCCATTACCGGTGATTCCATGTGCGAGGCAGCGCAAGATGGGCCGGACGATGTGCACCAGGAACTGCTTCACGAAATAAGGCCCTCCGTCGATGACATGCTGCGGTCGGCGGGCGGCATCGCCTGGCCGTGGTGCGGCCGGCGCGTCAAGGAAGGTGGAAAATGGAAATGGGTCGGAGAAGCCTGGGCTTATGAATATTCAGCGGTGCCGGTTGTTGATGGGGACATGATCACGCTTAACGGGCTAGCCTTTTATATGAGGCCGAAAGCGCGCCGGCGCGTAGAAGGAGGCCTCCTGCTTCATTTCATAAATGACAAAGGCAGGGTTGAGCGGCCAACTTACAAGGCGATGAAGCCCCGCGGCGGAAAGCGGCCGTACCGCAAAAGTGCGTCAGGATATCTCGCCTTGCCTGGCGCGGTGGATTCACCACTGACAGCATCACATTGCCACCGCCCTTTTTCCGGGCAACCTGCGATCGCCGACGCTTATGATCCACTCCCGCGCAGGGAACCCAGCGAACAAAACCGACTAGGCAGATATGGCGCGAAAGAAGCAAGGGATCTGCTCAAGGTGTTCGGGGTCGACGGTTCTGTCGGCTTTGCCGATCTCCCAGTCAAAGCGACGTTTTTGCCGGATGGGATAGCGAAGCAAGCGCGCTTTATCGGCGGCATCAGCGGGCGCAGCCAAACTGCTTCTCCAGCCGGCCCGAAATGGAATGAGACGGACGGCGGTGCACTTGAACCAGTGCTGGAAGAGGTTGCGGCCCGCGGCACCTTGGAGTCGATCGGCGTCAAGTTAGGTTATCAGGGCGGATACGCTGATCGCGCGGGCGGGAAGGCTTTGTTGGCGGTTGGCAAGGCGCTTGTGGCTGCGAACGACAACGCAGCGAAAAAAGTTGCAGCGTGATGTGCCAAATACCCCGCGCTCGGCGCGTAAGAGATAGGTAGGTAGCTCTCCTCAACTCGGCCCGCCATCGCGCGGGCTTTTTATTTTCCTGAATCGGTGCCGCTCTTCTAGGCGCTGGTCGAGCCGGTCGAGCGCGCTTCGCGATCCCGGCAAAGTTTTCCTGGCAAGCCGGGGGGAACGTCGTCAACCGGCGCGAAACGGTTGGCGGCAACTATTCATGAACGGACTGGCCGCAGGGCCGGTCTTTTTTTATGCCGTCATCAATTTGTTGATGGATCAACCCTTAACCACGGAGGTCGGAATGACCGAACCTATCAAAGGCCGGATCGGTTTCGACCCGCCGGCTTATCTGCACGATCAGATTTTTACACTCAAAGAGGCGGCCATCGTCATCGGCGTGCCGTTCGATACATTAGCGTATTGGCTGCGCACGCTTACGCTGCTGGGCTTTTCCCTGAATGGCAAGTCGCGGAACAAGCGGCTCATGTCCGGCCATGCGGTGTACACTGTTGCCGTGATCGCAACGCTACAGCGTGTCGGCATTACCTGCGGGCCGCAGATCCTGGTTTCTGCGCACGGCGTAACGCACCCAAACAACGTGCCGCGGCTGCCGTTCCTGATGGAAAAAGGCCACATCGCGGAAGGCACCGCCGCCATCATCGAAGTCGATCTGTCAACGATCTGGATTGAAATCGAGCCGAAGCTGGCGAGCCTTGCGGAGGATGCTTGATGTTTGAGCGTATCAAAAAGCTACTCACAGGCACCCGCTCATACCAAGCAGCGGCCGGCGGCCGGCGCGGTTCGGCTCTGAAAACCATGCATCACCCTTTGCAGAGCATTGCCGCATCACGCGGCACCCTTGCGGCAAGGGCGCGGTATCTGGCGGCAAACAATCCGCTGGCCGCATCCGGCGTTGAGGCATGGGTATCGGCGCTTGTCGGCACCGGGATCAAAGGCCAGGCAAAAGCCGGCGCCCCGTTGCGCGGCCTGCTGAATGATGCGTTCGAAAATTGGACGGATGAGGCCGACGCCGACGGCATAACCGACTTCTATGGAATGCAGGCGTTGATCGTGCGGCGCGTCGTCATCGATGGCGAGGCCATCGCAATCATGGTGCAGGATGGCGATCGCATTACCATCCGAGTTGTCGAGGCTGAGCAGCTAGACGCCAGCTACACGGCTAGCCTGACCAACGGGAACGTCGTCGTCCAGGGCGTCGAGCACGATACCACCGGCAAGCGTGTCGCGTTTCATATCTTCGATCGTCCCGCGTCGATGGATTATGCATCGATGCGGAAGCGGACCCGTTATCCAGTCTCCGAAGTGCTTCACGTCTTCCGGCGCGAGGTTCCCGGCCAAGTGCGCGGCATAAGCTGGTTCGCTCCGGTGATCGTCCGGCTGAACGATCTTGACGGTTGGCGGGACGCGCAGATGGTTCGCCAGCGCATGGCGGCGATGCTCGCCGGCTTTATCATCAACCCGGACGGAACGGCCGCGCCAATGGACGGCGAACAATCAGGAAGCACCGTTGTCGGCGGATGGGAACCTGGTCAGCTTCAATATTTGGAACCGGGGCAAGATGTTCGGTTTAGCGATCCAGCCAAGATCGGTCAGGAAGTCATCGACTTCGCAGACATCACCGAGCGGGAAATCGCCGTGGGCCTTGGCTTGCCGGATTACCTGCTTTCCGGTGACTTGTCGGACGTGAACTATTCCAGCATCCGGGCCGGCATGGTTGAATTTCGTCGGCGGGTTGAAGCCCTACAGCATAGCCTTCTGGCGTTCCAATTCTTGCGGCCAGTATGGCGCCGATGGGCCACGCTTGAAGTGCTGTCCGGCCGCGTCGAGGCCACCGTCGAGCAAGCTTTGCCGGTTAGCTGGATCACCCCCAAAGTTCATTGGGTCGATCCGGCGAAGGACGTACGCGCCGAAGTCGAAGCAGTTGCGGCTGGATTGATGTCCCGACGCGAAGCTGTTGCGGCCCGCGGTATCGACATCGAACAACTCGACACAGAGATAGCGGCCGATAATGCCCGCGCGGCCAGTCTGGGCTTGAACTTCACGACGCCGCCAGCGGCAAACGACAACCAGCCGACGGCGCAGGCCGCGGCTTAACTTCCGGAGTCATCAATGACATTACCCAACGGCACGCAAAAGCGTGCCGCGCCTCTGCGCGCGTCTACATGGAACAAGGATGATCTTACGTTCGACATCATCCTGAGTACCGGCGCGGCTGTCGAGCGCGGCGGCTTTACCGAAGTCCTTGATCTGTCCGGCGCAACATGGCCAGAAGCAGGCGTTCCGCTCCTGGATTCACACCGAGCCGGATCGCTTGATGACAACATCGGCGACGTTACCAACATCCGCTTGGATGGCACCGAGATCATCGGTACCGCCAAGCTGAGCAAGCATTCCGAGAAGGCAAAGCGCATCGCCGCCGAACTTTCGGAAGGCCGGACCTTCTCCGCATCTATCGGTTACGATGTTGCGAAGTGGGCCGAGAACAATGCCGGCGGCAAGCGCACGCTGACCGCCAAATCCTTCAAAATCCTTGAAGCCAGTTTGACCAGCATCGGCGCCGACGCCGCAGCCGGCATTCGCTCCAAACCTACCACCCCTGAAAGGGCCACTATGACCAGAGCCGAAATTAACGCTGAGATCCGTTCCATCGCAAAAGCAACCAGCCTGGATGCAACATGGATCGACGCTCAACTTGACGCTGAAGCCACCGTTGACGCGGCGCGGGCCGCAGCAATCGATGCGATGAAGACGCGGACAACGACCGCGCCGTCAAACATTCAGATCGGCACCGACCACACCGACCCCGACGCCATCCGCGGCGCTATGGCAGACGCACTGGCACACCGCATTGCACCACAGGCCGTCAAGCTTGAAGGCCGGGCCACCGAATATCGTGGCCACTCAATGCTTGATATGGTCGGCGACATTGCTGTTGCCCGAGGCGAAAGGATCAACTTCCGCGATCGTGACGCGCTGCTCAAGCGCGCGGTTGGTGCGCACTCCACCAGCGACTTCCCGGAACTGCTTTCCAACGCCATGAACAAGTCGCTGCTCGGAAACTATGAGCTTGCCGCGCCGACCTATAGGACCTGGGCGGCCCGTAAGCCATTTTCGGACTGGCGCGAACACAGTTTTTTGAGGGCTGGAGATGTGCCTGGGTTCAAGGAGATTAAGGAAGGTGGCGAGGTCCAGTACGGCACTATCGGCGAGAGCGCCGAGAAGGTCACAGCCAAGGAACTAGTGACAGGTGTTGCGCTTTCCCGCCGCGCCTTGGCCAATGATGATCTTGGCGAGCTGTCTGGCATGTCGTCCGGCTTTGCGACCCGCGCCGCATCTGACGAGAACGCGCTGGTTTACGGGATCCTCAAGGCCAACGCGAACATGGCATCCGGCAATGCACTGTTCAGCGCACCGCACGGAAACCTTGCGAGTGCTTCCGCATTCGGCGCAACTGGCGTTGCGGCAATGGTGAAGGCCTTGCGTGCGATGAAGTCGATCAACGGCATGCAACTGAACCTGCAGCCGGCCTATCTGGTGGTCGGTCCTGAGCTTGAAGTCGTGGCACGCACCCTGCTCACGGCTGTCAACGCGACGAAGACCGCCGATGTGAACCCCTGGGCGAACTTTGCAGAGCTTGTGGTCGACGCCAACCTTGGCGCCACTGAATATTACCTCTTCGCATCACCGACCGCAGCGCCATCGATTATCTGGGGCTATGTCGGCGCCGAGGACGGCGCACAAGTACGCGCTGAAATAGAATTTGACACCCTCGCAACCAAGGTGGCCGCGACTTTGTCGTTCGCTTGCGGGGCTATCGATTCGAAGGGCGTTATCAAGAACGCTGGCGCGTGATGGCCACAGTCCTAGAACTCCAAGACATGAGGGCCGCGCTCGTCGCGGCCCGCTCCACCGGCACCCTCCGCACCGTGTTCGTCTCAGGCGGCACGCGGCGCGAGGTTGAGTACAAATCTGACAAAGACATGGCCGCCGCAATAGCGGCCATTGACCGCGAAATCGCGACCGCGTCCGGCACGAAGCCGCGGCGTTTTCTCCCCTCTTTTACGGACGGATTTTAAACTATGAAAAACTTCATCCAAACTGGCGACATCATCGAAGTCACCGCACCATATGACGTTGCAAGCGGCGGCGGTTGCCTTGTCGGAACCGTGTTCGGCTTTGCAGTCACCGACGCCGTTTCCGGCGCGCCGGTCAATGTCAAACGCTCCGGCGTATTCGACCATGCCAAAACCAGCGCCCAGGCTTGGACACAAGGCGCGGCTGTTTATTGGGATAACAGCGCGAAAGTGCTCACCACTGTTTCGACTTCGAACACCCTTGTCGGCGCAGCGGCTGCAGTAGCGGCGAACCCGTCCGGCAGCGGCCGCGTGGTTATCTAATGGATTGGCGAGCGCTTGAGGCGGCCGGCGACGCGATCGTGCTTGGGGCGTTCGCCGAACCCGTCCGGCTGTCATTCCTGAAGAACGGCGTGGCCGATCCGGCACGTCCTTTGCAGGACATCATGGCCGTTCTGCATCATCCGGCTGCGGATGGTGCGATCTCCATTGGCAACGGTATGATCACCATGGTGTCGGCCAGCGGCGCGGCCCTAGTCATTGAGCGGGCCGCATACCCGACCGTCGTTTTGAAAACTCAGGACAAAGTGCGGGCATCGAACGCCACCGGACTAACCGCCTGGTACGAGGTTCGATCAGTATCCGATCGTTTTTCAAGCATCCTGGTCGCCGAACTTAACGAGGCATAATCATGAAAATCATCGAAGACATGCGGCGCTTTCAGGCCGCCACGCTTGGCCGTGTCCAAGCGGCAATGCCACCGAAATCAACCAAAACTCCTATCACCATCGAAACCATCCGCCAGCAATTGGAGGCGCCACTATGCTCACCAACTACACACTGAAAACGCCCGTCACCCATAATGCAAAGACCTATTCGGAACTCACATTCCGCAAGCCGAAAACCGGCGACATGATGGTGCTTGATAACTTCAAGGGCGAAACCAGCAAGATGGTGGCCCTGCTTGCCGCCATCAGTGACACACCGATTCAGGCATTCAAGGAAATCGAGTTGGATGACTTCACCGCCATCTCCGAAGTGGTTGCACCTCTGTTGGGGGAGCCGGCGCCATCGACGGGCGATGGATCGATCTAATCACGATCGTTGCATCTGAACTCTCCACCTCGATTAGCGAGGTGGAGGGCTATCCCCCCGAAAAAACTATTGCATACGCGCAATCCGCGGTGCGCTGGCACAACCAAAAGAACGGGGCGCCCGTAGATGGCTAAGACACAAGAAGCAAAATTGATTGTAAGCTTGCTCGACCGGCTTTCCGGTCCGGCCCGTGCCATATCCGGCACCTTAAGCAAGCTGAATTCAATGCAGGCCCGCAACAGCGCGGCCATGGATAAAATGCGCGGCCGCATGCTGGACGCCGTGGGTGCGGGATACATGCTTGCCCGTTCGCTTTCCGCGCCCATCAATTCGGCGATCGCATTTGAATCCACCATGGCCGATATCGCCAAGGTCGTGGACTTTGAATCGCCCGCTGCATTTAAGCAGATGGGCGCTGACATCCGTGCCCTGTCCTTGCGCATTCCCATGGCCGCAGATGGCCTGGGCCAGATCGTTGCAGCGGCTGGCCAGTCGGGTATAGCCAATAGCGAGCTATTGAAATTCACCGAGCTTGCCGCAAAAGTTGGCGTGGCGTGGGATATGTCGGCCGATCAGACCGGCGAGGCCCTGGCCAAGCTGAAGACTGCCCTTGGCCGATCGATTGACGACACGGCAAGCTTGGCCGACGCAATCAACCATCTCGGCAACAACAGCGCGGCAAGCGCTCCTAAAATTCTCGATGTCGTAAAACGCGTGGCCCCCATGGCCAGCCAATTCGGCATGACGGCCGAAGAAGTCGCCGCCCTTGGCGCGGCTATGACAGGCGCAGGCTTTGAATCCGAAGTCGCATCCACAAGCATCCTGAACATCGGCCGCGCATTAACACGCGGTGCCGGTGCTACCAAGCGGCAAGCAGCCGCATTCAAGACGCTTGGCCTATCATCCAAGGCAGTCGCCAAGTCTATGCAGACGGACGCTATGGGTACGCTGCAGGGCGTGCTTGAACGTGTTGCGAAGCTTCCGGCCGACATGCGCGCCTCGCTGGTTTCCGACCTATTCGGCGACGAGGCACGTGCGCTAGGCCCACTGATCAGCAACGGCAAGCTCCTTGGCGACACGCTGCAATTAATCGGCGACAAATCGAAATACGCCGGCAGCGCGCAAGCCGAATTCGACACCAGGTCAAAGACCAGCGAAAACAACATGAAATTGTTGCGCAACCGCGTCTCGGACCTGGCGGTCAGTGTCGGCGATGCGCTGTTGCCGGCGCTAAACAAGATCGTCAGCATAATCGGGCCGGCTATCACCGGTTTCAGCGATCTGGCACAACGATTCCCGGCCGTCACGGCTGGCGTGGTGGGTATCACGAGCGCCATCGTCGCGTTGCGCATTGCGTTGACTGCATTGCGGTTCGCCGGCCTTTACGCCATGGGCGGCATGATCAGCACCGCTATCGGCTTCACAAGCTTTGCAGGCGCGGCAACGATTGTCGGCGCGGCCCTGGCCGCTGTCAGCGCACCCGTTTGGCTTGCTATCGGCGCCGCCGTTGCGGTTGTCGCTGGCGCTGGCCTGGCGCTTTATCGCAATTGGGATCGTATCACCAGCACGCTGTCAGGCGTTGCCCGCGCCATCGGCGAGGAGCTTGCACCGGCCTTTGAATTCTTGAAACCCGTGCTTGATCCTATCCGGGCCGGACTTGACGCTATCGGCAATGCAGGCGCAGCCATCATGTCGAAACTGTCTGGCCTTGGCGATTGGCTCGGTTCGCTGTTTGAACGCGACGTTCTTGGCCACCGACACCAGGAAGCTATCGCCAATAATGCCTACAACGCCACCAGGCGGATAATCGACGCCTTCAAGTCGATGGCGGGTCAGTTGTTCGAAACCGGCGCGCGGTTGGTGCAGGATCTTTGGGACGGGATGGTGTCGAAGTTCGATGCCTTTATTGCGTGGGTCAAGACGATCCCGGCACAAATCAAGGCGTCGATCGGCAAGATCAGCCTGAGCAATGTGATCAGCTTGCCGTTTGGCCTGGGCGGTGATGACAAGCCAGCGGTTGACGGCAAGCGCGCCGCAGGCGGGCCGGTGTCGGCTGGTAAAACGTATCTCGTCGGCGAACGCGGGCCTGAGCTTTTCAGCCCGTCAAATGCCGGCGTCATCACGCCTAACCACCAGATGCAATCAGCACCAGGCGGTGGCGGTACGACTGTCTACGTCAACGCCAATCCGACCATCAACATCAACGGCGCCGGCGATCCGCGTGCTGTTGCTCAGGAAGTCACCAAGGCGCAAGGCGCAGCCACCAAGGCGGCGGTTGAAAGCAGCTTTGGCGGCGGCGGGGGATATTGACGTGGCAATTGACATCCACTGGTCAGACGCAACCATGATCAAGTTCGGGCGGTCCATTGACCGCCTGAACAAGGAGTTTCCGCGGGTGATACCCCAGGAGATAAACAAGGTCGGCAACCGTGCTAAGACTCAAGTGATACGGGCGCTCACCAAACAGACAGGCCTTGACCGTCGCGTCATTGTCGCCGCGGTTGGCAATCCGTCAAAGGCGCGGCCTGGCAAGTTGTCCTATGACATGCGCACGCGCGGCGGCAATATCCGGCTCAAGTATTTGAAGCCGAAAGAAAGTGATGGGGGCGTGGTCGCCAAGCCGTTCGGCAAGAAGACCTATTACCCAGGCGCCTTCCTGAAGGGCGGCGCGGTTGGCAATCGAAAGACCGTCGACGCGTTCAATGGCCATGTGATGGTCAGGACAAAGGGGCGGCTATTCACCTACGCTAGATCAGGTGTTGTGATCCCCACCGAGATGACACAAGGCGCAACGCTGGCCGCGTTCGATAAGGTGGCCGGGCCGCTCCTTGAGCAGCGCGTGCAGAAGGTAATCGACAAGCTGTTGAAGTGACGCCGCTAAGTCATTGAAATTGAACGGGTCCTACCCGGCGCGCCGCCATGCGGGTGGGCGCTACCCCTTGATCTTGCCGTATGCAAAATTTCCTATGTAATTTCCTTCCCGGAGAATAGTATTCCAATGGAACTTAAACAGGCCGCTCTAGCGGGGCTTTTGGGGCTTTCCAGTAGAAGAATTTCCCAACTTGCTGAGGAAGCCATCGCGGTTCGAACTGGACCGGGAACCTTCGACGCCGCAGCCACAATTCAAAACTACATCCGCCACCAGACCGGCAAGGCCGGCAACCGTGAGAGCACGCTCGACCTTACCGCCGAACGCGCACGGCTTGCCAAAGAACAGGCCGACCAGATTGCGCTGAAGAACACCCTGGCCCGCGGAGAAACGCTGGATGCCGAGGCCGTTGCGCAGGAATGGGAATCCATCATCGCCGACGTGCGCAGCGCCATGCTTGCCGTACCCGGCCGCCTTCGACGCCGTGCTGGCAGCGCACTTGATGCCGCAGCCATCGGCCTTGTGGACCATGAAATCAGGGACGCACTAAATGCTCTTGCAGACGATCAGGCGGCGCGCCTTGATGAAGGCGAAGCCGCCGCCGAAGATGAGACTGAGCCGGTGGATTGAAAGCGAGATCCGGCTTCCCGAATCCGTTGCTGCCGTTAGCGGCCGCATCAAACTCTATAAGCCTCAGATCGAAATTGCCGACGCTATCGGCGACCCGACAATTGAGCGGGTTACGCTGGTCAAGCCGGTGCGGGTTGGTTTCACCACCTTGCTCACCGGCGCCATTGCCGGCTTTGTCGCAAACGATCCGTCACCGATCCTGGCCGTGCTGCCGACCGAGTCCGACTGTCGCGATTACGTCGTCAGCGACATTGAGCCCATTTTTGAAGCGTCGCCAGCTATCCGCAAACTGCTTTCCGGTGACACTAAGGAAGGCGACCGGGACACGATGTTGTCACGCCGTTTTCCAGGCGGATCGCTCAAGGTTGTAGCGGCAAAGTCTCCGAAGAATTTGCGCCGTCATAACGTCCGCGTCCTGCTCATGGAAGAGGTGGACGGCATGACAACCACAATCGAGGGCAACCCCCTCATGCTGGCCGAGAAACGCACATTCTCGTTTGCTGACCGCAAGATTGTCGTTGGGTCCACGCCAACCGATGCTGAGACTTCGAACGTCCTGGCCCGATATGAGCAGTCTGACAAGCGCATCTTTGAATGCCCTTGTCCGCATTGCGGTGAGCGGCATGTCATAATGTGGGGCGACATTAAGTGGCCAAAAGGCGAGCCGGAAAAAGCGGCCTGGTGGTGTCCATCTTGCGGAACCGAAACGGATGAACGCCACAAGCTGGCCATGGTCGAGAACGGTCGGTGGCGGGTAACAGCACCTCATATCAAAGGCCACGCCGGTTTTAGAATTAACGCGCTCGTCTCCCTGCTTGATAATGCCGCATGGGGAAAACTTGCCGTCGAGTTCGTCGCCGCGTCGAAGGATCCTGAAGACCTGAAGACGTTCGTCAACACGATTTTGGCCGAGGGAACCAACGGCGGCGGGACTGAACTCGATGAGCATGAACTCCTATCCAGGCGCGAACCGTTTGGACTTGAGGCCATGCCAGCCGAAGTTCTGTCCATTACGGCCGGTGTCGACGTGCAGCACGATCGCCTTGAAACGTCGATATTTGGTTGGGATCGGGCGGGCCTGCCGCATGTCCTGGCGCACATAATTATCGACGGGCAGTGGGACGACAACGAGACATGGGCTGACCTTGACGATCTCCTAAAGACCCGGTGGGCGCACCCGCTTGGCGGTACGATCGGCGTCGACGCCACGGCGGTTGATGCCGGCGACGGTGTGACGATGGATCAGGTGCTGGCGTTCTGCGGGCCGCGTGTCCGCCGCAAGGTTATGGCCATTAAAGGCCGCGGCGGAAACCTGCCGTGGATAGCGGCCAGCCGGTCAACCAAGCGCCGCAATGCGCTCTGGATTGTCGGCGTGGATGGCATCAAGGCGGCGCTGTTCGCGCGCCTGGCCAAGGGCGAGATCCGGTTCTCGGATAGCCTGGAGGCGGATTACTTTGAACAGCTAACCGGCGAGCGGATGCTTGTCCGCTATCGGCGCGGCGCCAAGGTTTATGAGTTCGTTCCCGTCACCGGAAAGCGGCACGAAACGCTCGACTGCGCCGTTTACGCAACCGCAGCCCACAAGTCACTGACCATCAACCACGACAGACGCGAAAGCGAACTACGAACCGAACCGCAAGCGCCGGCAAGGCCACGCGTTGTGCAATCGCAATGGGCCACAGGCCAAGGAGCATGAATATGACCAAACTGAGTATCGTCTCAATGGAACTGATCCGCCGAAAGCTGCATGCCGGCTACGCGGTCGCAAAATTCACCGTCGATGTCGGTCCGGTCCGCATCGCCCATTGCGCGATCATCGAGCACGATGACGGCACCATAGCAGCGTTCATTCCCCGGTCGCAACACGGCGGCAAACTGATCAAGTTTCGCGAGCATGAAGACTACGTGGAGTTCACATCGGTCGCGCTTGCCGCCTACGCCGGAATGATCAGCAGCAACGAACCGCAAGACAAACCTACGGCACAGGCAAGACCGCGTGCCATCCCATCAGAGTGGGTGCTGGCGAAAGGAGTTAGAGCATGAAATTCAATATCAAGAACATCAATATCCAGGCTGAAATTGGCTACATCATGACCTTCGACATCTATTTCCCGCAAGTCGGGGTGAAGATCTTTCGCGTTCGGTTGGTCCGGCCGGATGCTTCCCCGGAAAACACATGGATGCACTTATTGAAGGCCGAAGACGGTGGCTTTGCGGTTGTCATCGGTGCGAAAACGAAAATGGAAATCGGGACAGAAGCCACCCGCATTTACAATCAGTTTCGCGGCACCGACTGGAGGTTTGCGCTACGGGCGGTCGAGCAAGCGGCGCTGGACGGCGAACCTGACGACGCCGGTATGCGGAGGGCGATTGGTGAAGATGTCGAAGACGCATTGCGAATTGCGGGGCTTAGTTGATGGCAACGATGAAAGACTACGAACACCTTCGCCCAAAGGCCGGTCAGCCGCCAATCGTCATTTATGACGCCATCAAGGAAGAAGGGCGCTTCCTGTCGATCTGCTTATTACCTGAAGGGGTCTTGCTCGAGGGCCCTGTGCCAGTTTGTACTGCGCAACTGATCGATCATAATAAACCTGCATCTTCGGCTTCGTGAAGGGCAACTCGTAACGTGTAACGGGGCCGTCGATGTGGACGGCCTCAGCGCTTCTGTCATCTGCGGAATAAAGCGTTATTCGTTCGGTCGGCCCAAGCAAGAACACGGAAAGCAGGTATTTGCCTTCCACCTTCTGGCTGTCGTCTAACATCACCTCATCGACAAAACTGAAGCCCTGTTCATTAGACACCTTCACGTTCTCCCCTCACTCTTCCCTTAGTTGAAGTCCCACCCTCGCACCACCCGTGGGAAAAAGCTAGCGCATCTTGCCGTCACGACATGAATCAGCGATACGAAAGCGGGGCTTGATAGGAATGTAGTCATGCCCGCAAACTCTCACGCAATATCCCTGTCCACCTTCGGAGACCTGCTTAAGCATGGCTTCCGGCTGGTTGCCTATTGCCCTAGCTGCCGTGATCACCGCGAACTTGATTTGGCACGCTATCCCGCCGAACGCAGCTATATAAAGAAGATATTCCGCTGCGGAAGGTGCGGCGCCGTCGGATCAGTGAGTTTGAGCAAGATAGTAATAGGCGGTGACGGACATTCACCGGGGCTGGATCGGTGGTGGAAGCGGTGA